TCCCTGTTTCAGATGATATTCGGTTTGAAAAGCAATCCACCGAATGGTTATTCACAGCTGAAAATGCTGTCAGGATATACGCCGGTATTCAGCCAGTTCGGTACGGACGCTTATAATTCCGATGATGTGCGCGCCGCTACGGATGCCTTTGCCCGAAATGCGGCGAAACTCCACGCAAAGCATATTCGCCGCACACCGTCACCGGACGGCAGCAGCCCGCAAGTAACGTTTGTGGATGATGGGCTGCAATATCTTCTTGGTACTCAGCCGAACCCGTTTATGGACGCATACACGTTTTTTTACAAGGTAGCAACGCAATATCTTGTCCAGAACAATGCGCTTATCTATATTGCCCGCGATGGCAGCGGTAATCCTACGCTGTTCTGGCCGTTAAATGGCGCGACAACCGAATGGCTCGAATATCAGGGACAGGTTTACGCACGGTTTTCTTTTCTTGGCGGTGAGACTACTACAGTACCGTATACCGATCTCATCCATTTGCGCCGCTTTTTTTATAAAGACGATATGTTCGGCGAAACGAACATGAGTGCGATGGAGCCGACGCTGGAACTTATTAACACGCAGAATCAAGGTATTATCAACGCGATAAAATCCAGTGCATTTATCCGCGGCGTTTTGAAGTTCACACAGATTCTCAAAAAAGAGGACCGGGATCAGCGCAAAAAGGATTTTATGTCGTCCTATCTTGACCCGTCAAACAACAACGGCGTCGGTGTGGTAGACGGTTCCTGCGATTATCAGTCTATCAATAGCGAGCCGCATACAACAAATGCCGCGCAGATGAAGTTAATTACTGACAAGGTAAATAAATACTTTGGCGTGTCGGATGCAATAATCAGAAACGACTATACTTCGGCACAGTGGAACGCTTTTTATTCTTCCATGCTGGAACCTTTTGCCGTTCAGATGGCATTGCAGTTTACGTCAAAGGTGTTTACCGGCCGGCAGCAAGGGTTCGGAAACGAAATCATTTTTGAGGCAAACCGGTTGCAATATGCTAGCAATACCGAAAAGGTACAGGTGGCAACGCTGCTTACAAATATCGGGGCCGCCAGCTTGGATGATATACTTACCATCTTCAATATGCCGACAATCGGCGGAGAAGAGGGCAGCCGTAGGGTGCAAACTTTGAATATGGTAAAAGCTGGGACGGGCGCCGATCAATATCAGGGAATTACAGACAATAAGGGGGCTAACTCAAATGTCTGAAAAGAAAAGCAAGACAATTCAATATCCGCATTTTGTACGGTCATTTTCTATGCCGGATTTGAGCGCGGATGAGCAAGGGAAAGTTCTCGAAGGTCATGCGGCGGTGTTTGGGCAGGCCACAAATATTTGTGACTGCTTCAATGAAATCATTGCCCGTGGGGCGTTCGATAACACAGATTTTACAGACGTCCTTTTTGATGTCAATCACGACCTTGACAGTCTGCCGCTGGCACGCAGCAGAAATAACAATGCAAATTCGACGCTGCAGCTATCGGTTGATGACCAGGGACTTGCAATCCGGGCACTGCTCGATATTGAGAATAATCCGGATGCAAAGGCGCTGTGGAATTCTGTCCAGCGGGGCGATATTTCCGGCATGTCGTTTATCTTTTCCGTCCGTGCGGATGAATGGACGGGCGAGGACACGGATATGCCGACACGCACCATTACGGACATTGCAAAGGTCTATGAAGTTTCAGCGGTTAGTATGCCGGCTTATGACGGCACTGACATAAATGCTCGCGGCCAAACAGCACTGGAGAGCGCTAAAAAGACGTTGGAGAGCGTCCGGGCCCGCGCCACACTGGAGAGTGAAGCAGAGCAGAAAGCAGAAAATGAAAAACGTGCGGCTGAAAAAGTTGCAAAGGAAAATGAGGAACGCCGGAAGCGGCTGCTTCTCGCAACATATTTTTAATTTTGGAGGTAATAAAATGAATCCCAGACTCGCAGAAATTGAAGCTCGCAAGGTTGAAATCCGTGCGGAGCTTGAAAAAAAAGACCCGAAAACCGACCTTGATAAACTGGAAACAGAGCTGCGCTCTCTAAACGCAGAAAAAGCGCAGATCGAAAAGCGTGAGCAGATCATTAAGGGCCTAAATGAAGGCAAACTCGAAGGGCGTCAGCTTCCAAATCCGCTTGACCCGAAGTCGAAAGAAAAACGCGAATTCGAGAATATGCCGCGGGAAGATTTGCTTAAGACCGAGGAATACCGTGGCGCTTTCTTCAAGAGCTTGCTTGGAAAAACCATGACCGACAACGAAAAGCGGGCGTTTGAAGCGGCAAATTCCAGCGCTGAAAAACGGTCTTATGACAGCAGCACGACTGCGGTTATTCCGACGGCCACATCGGATATCCTTTTCCAGAAGATGGTGAAGGTTGCACCGCTGATTAACGAGATTACGCTTCTCCGTGTGGCAGGCAACGTCAAGTTTGCCGTACAGGGCACCCGCGACGATGCAGCTCTCCACACCGAGAATGCGGCAATCACTCCGGCTGGGGATACGCTTGTTTATGTTGAACTGGGCGGTTACGACATTACAAAGATTATCCGTATCAGCAAGACCATTCAGACAATGGCTATTTCCGCGTTCGAGGGATGGCTCACTGATATGCTGGCTACGGATATCGCTGTCAAGATTGAGGATTTTACCATCAATGGCACTGGCTCCAGCCAGCCCAACGGAGTTGAAAAGGCTGTGACGTGGATTGTGGGAACGAACAACGTGCAGTTCACAAAAGGTGGATCTCCGATCTATGACAACGTGGTTGACCTGATTTCCTATCTGCCCGCGCGCTACACCGGCAATGCAAAGTTTCTTTGCAACAACAAGTTTCTTTATGGAATGCTTGCAAAGATTAAGGATGACAATAAGCGCCCAATTCTTGTGCAGGATTTCTCCAACCCGATTGCGCAGCGTGTTCTCGGATTCCCGGTTTTGATTTCGGATAAAGTGGCAGACAAAACCCTGTATTTTGGCGACTTCAAGCAGATGGTCGGCAACCTTGCACAGGACGTTACCGTGGAAATGTCCACTGCAAGCGGCTTTCTGAATCGCAGCATTGATTTCCTTGGCTCGGCGCTGTATGATTGCGATGTCGCGCTGACGGATGCGTTCTGCAAGCTGTCCGAAGCCGCTGGGGCTTAATTTTATGCGCCGCTCCAACCGGAGCGGCGCTCCCTTTTAGGGGGTATGACCTATCGAATTCATTGACGAAGTGAAAGCCTATTGTGTGACAGACGACGACATTTCTCCTTACATTTCTGCCGCGGAAGCGTACTTAAAAAATGATGGCGTTCCAGTAGCTGAAAGCGATCCGCTCTATGCTCAAGCAGTGAAAATGCTTGTCTCATTCTGGTATGACAGCCGAACCGCGGAGCCGGGAGAAAAAGGGGACAATGTTCCGCAGCCCTATGGCTTGAACGGAATTATTCTGCAATTACAGCTTGCGCAAGAGGCGAACACCGATGGATAAAATTCAGGCTGGCGACCTTCGCACGAAAATCCGAATTCAACGGTTGGTAGTTACTGGTATAGGAGCGCATAAAGACCATGCTTGGTATGACCTCGACGGTACACCAGCCGCAGACGCGCCGAAAAAGTACACGCGGTCTTACTGGTATCCGCTCGGCGGCGCTGAAACGTGGGCGGCACAAGCTGTACAGGTGATTGATGCGGCAAACGTTATTATCCGATACAATCCGGCGGTTACGTCCATGTGTCGGGTAGTCCGTGACGGTGTGGTCTACAGTATCATTGCACCGAACGATCCTGACCAGCACAAACACTGGTTGAAATTCAAGGTAAAGGCGGCGGTGAACGGTGGGTAACGCTTACGGAAAATCGGCACTTTCCGCAACTATTACAATGCCGAATCTGGATAAGTACCTCGAGAAAATTCAGGTGGCCGGAAACGATATTACAGAAGCCTGCAAGGAAGCTGTGAATGCCGCAACGCCCATTGTGTATAAATCCATGAAAGAGGGCGCAGAACGGCATAGAAAAGGCGTTGGCAAGTATGGCACTGATGCCGTTTACAATGCTATAGAGGTCACTCCGGCGAAAGTACAAGGCAATTACGTTTATGCCACAGTGGGAATCGATATAGAGAAGCACCCGGAAGCCACCGCGGGCGTCTTTCAGGAACTCGGTGACGGCCATTCGCCGGAATTTCCAGATCCGTTTGTACGCCCGGCCATCGACGATCATAAAAAAGAGGTACTTGCGACGGAGCGGGCCGTGCTGAAAAAGAAGGGAGTGCCGATTGATTGAGCAAATGGCAGGATACCGCCGAGGCAGTTTTAACGGCTTTTCAGAAATCAACCGGAATCCAGTATGATTTCGAACGGTGGGAAACCGACCCGAATCAGCCGCCCGGCCCGCAGCTTCCCGATCGGTTCATTACTTATTTTTTGGTTGACGATGAAGGCAAGACATGGGCTGATGGTGAGGAAACGAGCCACGAGCCACGGATGCAGGTGAGTTTTTACACCCGAAAGAAGTCGGATATGCTGACCGTTCTGGATGAAATCGAGCAGGCAATTGTTGCCGCCGGTTTTACACGCGGCCCGGTCGGACACATTCCCTATCAACCCGACACCGGTCATTATGGCTGGCGCCGGGATTTCTATTTTTACGAAAGAAGGTAATTGCATGAATGAGTATGGCGAGCTTGTCGGTCTTGATAGTCTACATTATGCACAGGTTTTGAATGACAGTGAAGACAACTACCAGACCGGGTCAAATAAATACCTTGCTCCGTCCGCAGAGATGAAAAAGGAAGCTAAAGTCGATGCAACGCCAAGGTACTATGATAATAAGGCAATGTTTGTTGACCCAACTGAGGCATCTACCAACATTACGCTGACAGTTTCCGGGGTTCCGTCTCGTCTGGCGGCAGAGCTGACCGGAAAGCCCTATGACGCGGTGCGTGGTATTATGATTGATACCGGCGACGTTTCTAATGCGCCCTATTATGCAATGTCTGCGAGGGCGGAGCTTGGTGGCGGCGGATACCGGTTCTATCAGTTCCTGAAAGGTCGCTTTTCTCTCGGAGCCGAGACGGCGAAAACCAAAGAAGAAAAGATTACGGCCAGCACGGTTGAACTTACCTATACCGGCCTCGTCACGATCTACGCATTTACCATGCCGGACAACACAAAAAAAGGCATCAAGGGCGTTCAGGCCGACACTACGGACCCGGCTTTTCTGGGTGCCGGAGCATGGTTCTCACAGGTTCAGACGCCGGATACGCTCGGCAAACCCGGCGCACTGACAATGACGTCGGCACCGCTGAATAATGCGACGGGCGTTCTGGAATCAGTCAAGCCCGTACTGACGTTCAGCAATTCGCTGGCAGCCGATGCGGTGACTATCGTTAAGGCAGACGGAACACTCGTTGCCGCCGATAAGTCCTACGACTCGACCGGAAAGATTTTGACGATTACGCCAGCCGCCGCGCTTACATCGGGCGCGACGTACTCGATCATTGTCGCCGGTGTAGCCGACGTGTTCGGGCAGTCGCTGGACACGACGGCAATTAAATTCACTGTGGCATAAGGGGGGCGCGGCGATGGGTATCTCGCAGGAAAAGCTCGATTGGCTGAAATCAATCGGCGCGAAAAAGTTTGAGCACCCTATGACGTGGGATGATGGTAAGGACTTGTATTCAAACGAGTATCTTGCCGAAACTCCACTGGAAGTTTTGAAAGCACGGCACATTGAAAAATAGCCGTTTTAGGCGGTGAGAAAGCAACAAAACAGGCCCGGCTCGTCCGGGCCTTACATGCGTAATCCGGGCGCGCGAACCCGGAGAACGGAAAATAAAATTTATGGAGGAATTATTATGCTGAAAAAGCCGATTGAACTGCATATCTATGACGAAGACAATCAGAAAATCAAGGACACCTATAAGCTCTGCATCCTGCCGTGGGGCGCTACAAAGAAAATCATCAGTGCTATGGCGTCACTTGACAGTAACGCTACAGAGCAGGAGATCGTTGACAAAT